CAGTTAAAATCATTAAAGAACCCGAAATCACTGTTAAGGCATACGAACGTGGTACTACAATCACGCCGCAAGACCTTGACGATGAAGACTTCACACTGACCGTTGACAAAGCAAACTACTTTGCATTTAAAGTTGACGACATTGAAGAAGCACATTCGCACGTAAACTTTGAGTCTCTCTCAAGCAACCGTGCTGCATACCGCCTAGCTGACCAGTTTGACCAAGATGTTCTTGGCTACTTGACTGGTTTCAAACAAGCTGCAATTAGCGGTAACGCTAACGTAGTTAACAACATTGTTAACGGTACTGTTTCAGTTCCAACAGCAGGTACAGATGAACTTCTTTCCTCAATGAAACTGACTGCTGCCGACTTCAATGCTGGTAACGCAGCTAACTGTGTGGGCTTGAAGCCTCGCGCATCTGAAGCTGTACCAACAACTGCTGGTGTTGCTAACCCACTGACAGTGATTGCACGTATGGGTCGTCAACTCGACCTACAAAACGTGGACTCACAAGGTCGTTGGTTGGTAGTTGACCCAGTGTTCGTTGAACTACTGAAAGATGAAGACTCACGTTTGTTTGATTCAGACTTTGGTGGTGCTGGTCTACAAAACGGTTTGATTTTGAATAACCTGCATGGCTTTAAAGTCCATGTGTCTAACAACCTGCCTTCTATTGGTACAGGTCCATCTACTACAGGTGGAACTAATGCTAATAACTTTGGCATGATTGTTGCTGGTCATTCTTCAGCCGTTGCTACTGCTGACCAAATCAACAAGACTGAAACTTACCGCGACCCGGACAGCTTCGCTGATATTGTCCGTGGTATGCATCTGTATGGCCGCAAGATTCTTCGTCCTGAAGCACTTGTTAATGCCAAATACTGCTTGCTGTAGAGGAGATTGAATTATGGCACTAGGTGATAATACACTCCAAGCGGCACGTGGCAACTCGCAACGTGGTCGCAACCCGTACATGGTTCAAACCACATTTAACTTTGCAACAGCACTGTCTGACAAAGGTAGCGCACTTGCTGCTGGCGATGTCATTCCAGTAATTGCTGTTAAAAAGGGAATGATGGTGATGAATGCAGGTATCGAAGTTGATACTGCTTCCGATGGTTCTACTCTTACTGTAGACCTTGGCATGATTGCTGCAGAAGATTTCATTGACGGTTTTGATGGAACTTCAGCAGCAGGTGTTGTAGCACAGAATCCAGCAGCCTATTCTCCACGAATGGCTGTTGCTGATGATAACATCGACCTTAAACTTGTTACACTTTCAGGTGGCGCAGTGACTACGGGTAAACTCCGTATCTGGGCTGTCATCATGGATTGTAATGATGAAGGTGATTTGACTGCTCAAGAAGTAGCACGTGACTTTGCTTAACTAACATAGTATTGGGGCAGGGCAACTTGCCCCTTTACTTTCATTTTATAAGGATGCACGATGGCATACACTTACCTAGACATTACTAATGAAGTCATTGCACGTATGAATGAGGTGGCTCTTACGTCAGCTAATTTTGCGTCTGCGCGTGGCTTTCAAGTTCAGTGTAAGAATGCGGTAAACGATGCTATTAACTATGTCAACCAGCGAGAGTTTGGTTGGCCTTTTACACATGATACACATACTCAAACATTAGTAGCTGGTCAAACACGCTACACTATTCCTGCAGACTCACAGTCTGTAGACTATGATACTTTTAGAATTAGCAAAGATGATACGCTTGCAGTAAATGGTATTACTTTGCGTATTATGGATTATAAAGAATATACTCAAAAATATATTGAACAAGAAACTACAACAGGTGTAGGTGCTGTTCCTATTTATGTATTTAGAAGTCCAGATAATAACTATGGTTTATTTCCTTATCCTGATAAAGCATATGAATTAAAATTAGAATATTATAAGAAGCCTACAGCTTTGTCTGCACACGGAGATGTGCCTACAGTTCCAGAACAGTATAGACAAGTAGTTGTAGATGGTGCTACCGCATACGCATATCAGTATCGTGGTGAGGCACAACAGTACGGAATTAACTTCTCACGATTTGAAGATGGTATTAAGCAAATGCAGTCTATCTTGTTGAACCGTGCGGATTACGTTAGGTCTACATACATTCCTTACTCACAACGGTATGGTGCTGGCGCGGGTGGATTTTAGAGGTTTTAAATGGCAGATGAATCTGGCCTTAATCCCTTTGTGTTTGCATGTCAAGGTGGTCTAGTTCTCGACCAGTCAACCTTTGCAATGCAGCCGGGGATGGCACTTGAACTAGAAAACTTTGAACCTGCCACTACTGGTGGGTACAGGCGTATCTCAGGATACAACAAGTGGAATAGTAATATTGTTCCACAAGACCAGCTTTCTAGTGAATCTGTACTTATGTCTGCTCACTTTAAGGGTAACGTGCTTGCAGCGCGGGGACGTAAGATACATAAAGGTGCTGCAGGTAGTGGGTCTTGGACAGAGATAGACTCAGGTAGAACAGGCGCAGGACGCTATACCTTCTTTAGATATACACTAGCAGGTACAGAATTTATTGTGTGGGCAGACGGTGCTAATCATGCATCTAAATACGATAACACTACAGTAACAGATATTAGTGGTACAGGCGCACCGTCTAATCCTAAGTTTGTTACAGGTTTTAAAGAGTCATTGTTCTTTGCTGGCATGTCTTCTACCCCACAAGAGTTAGTATTTACTGCACCCTACACAGACACAGACTTTAGTACAGCTAATGGTGCAGGTTCTATTAATGTTGATAGCAATATTACTGGACTGTTTCCGTTTCGTGATTCACTCTATATCTTTTGTGAAGAACGTATCTTTAAGTTAGTAGGTAATACAATAGCAGACTTTGTTTTGCAACCTGTAACTAGAGAGATTGGATGTCTAAATGGTTTTACCATCCAAGAATTTGCAGGTGACATTGTTTTCTTAGGTCCAGATGGACTGCGTACCGTTGCTGGTACAGAGAAGATTGGTGATGTAGAACTTGGTACAATCAGTCGTGCAGTGCAGGAAAGATTTGAAGGACTGTCAGACGTAGATGAGTTTGATAGTGTTATCATACCTGACAAGACACAGTATCGTATATTCTTTTCTAAAGCAGGTACACCACGGGCTACAACAACAGGTGTGATATGTGTGCGTAAAGGTGATGCTTACGAGTTTGCAGATATAAAAGGTATCAGACCTAATAGTACAGATAGTGTAGTTGTTGCAGGTGAAAGTATTGTTCTTCATGGTGACTTTGATGGCTACGTGTATAGACAAGAACAAGGCAATGACTTTGACGGTAGTGTAGTAACAGGTAGGTATCGTTCACCTGATTTGACTATGGGTGATGCAGGTATTCGTAAATCGTTTGACCGTGTTATTATTAACTACGCACCAGAAGCAGCCGTTAACGCAGACTTGTTTGTACGGTATGACTACGAAGCACCTAATGTAGCAAGACCAGCAGCATATCCGTTTGACACAACTACCTCAGTAGCTATCTATGGTTCTTCTGTGTATGGTACTGCAACATACGGTGGACAGTCTAACCCGTTAGTACGTCAACCGATAGAAGGTTCAGGTTTCGCTATAGCATTACGAGTAAACGATAGAGGCACATCAGCCCCATATTCATTAAAAGGATTTCAGCTAGAGTTTCAAGCTGACGCAAGGAGATAATAAATGGCAGGTTATACTAGACAATCCAGTTATGCTGACGGTGACATTATTGATGCAGCCGACAGTAATGATGAGTACAACCAATTACTAGCAGCATTTGTAAATACATCAGGTCACAAGCATGATGGCACAGCCGCAGAAGGTCCAGTCATAGGATTGATTGGAGACCCCGGCGTTGTTGCTCCAAAGAACAAAGTTGTAGTAGACGATACTAATAACCAAGTAGAATTTAACATTGATGTAAGTGGTACAAGCACTGAACAGTTTGTTGTCAAAGATGGTGTAATCGAACCTACTACAGATAACGACATTGACTTGGGTAGTAACTCTAAGCAGTTTAAAGATGCCTATATTAATGGTACAGCAAACATTGACGCACTTGTAGCTGACACTGCCGATATTAACGGTGGTACAGTAGATGCCGTAACATTAGGTACTAATAGTGCAGTCACAGAAGCACAAGTAGATAATTTAAACCTTAACGGTAATGCGATTACCAGTACAAATACTAATGGCAATATTGACTTAACACCAGCAGGTACAGGTGAAGTAAACATTTCTAAAGTAGATGTAGCCTCTGGTGAAATTGATGGCACAGTAATCGGTGGTAACTCTGCTGCTGCAATTACAGGTACAACAGTTGTTGCTAATACTAGCATTAACATTGCAGGTGACGGTGCTACCGTTACAGGCATCAAAGATGAAGACAATATGGCATCTAACAGTGCCACTAAACTAGCTACACAACAGTCTATTAAAGCCTACGTGGATAGTCAAGTAACTGCACAAGACTTAGATTTTGTAGGTGACAGTGGTGGCGCACAGAATGTAGACTTAGATAGCCAGTCACTGACCGTAGAAGGTGGCACAGGCGTTGATACAACAAGTTCTGCACAAAAGATTAGCATTGCTATTGACAGCACTGTAGCAACCCTTACAGGCTCACAAACGCTTACTAATAAATCTATTACTGCACCAGTGCTAACTGGCTCTGCATCATCTGCTGGCTCTATTCTATTTAAAGAAGATACAGATAACGGCACTAATGCTGTTACACTTATTGGTCCTGCTGCTACTGCAGATGTTACAGTCACACTGCCAGCAGCTACAGATACTTTAGTAGGTAAAGCTACTACAGACACACTTACAAATAAAACCTTGACAAGTGCCGTACTGAATAGTACAATAAGTGGAACTTCAATTAAAGACGAAGACAATATGTCTTCTAATAGTGCTGACCACTTAGCTACACAACAATCCATTAAAGCATATGTAGATACACAAGTAGCTACAGTACCAGTAGGTGATATTACTTCTGTAGTCGCTGGTGCAGGTATGACAGGTGGTGGTACATCAGGAGATGTTACACTTAATGTTGTAGGTGGTACAGGTATTACCGCTGATGCTGATGAGATTACTATTGACTCTACTGTAGCTACACTTACGGGTACACAAACACTAACAAACAAAAGTATAACTGCTCCTGTACTTACAGGTTCTGCGTCTGCCGCAGGTTCAATCCTTTTTAAAGAAGACACAGACAACGGTACAAATGCAGTAACACTTATCGGACCTGCCGCTACTGCTGATGTAACGGTAACACTACCTGCAGCTACAGACACACTGGTAGGTAAGGCTACAACAGATACTCTTACAAACAAAAGCATTGATGCATCACAGCTTACTGGCACTGTAGCTAATGCAAGACTAGATGCACAGCTTCAAGACGTAGCTGGACTAGCTGTTACAGATGGTGGCTTTATTGTAGGTGACGGTTCTAACTTTGTACTAGAGACTGCAGGTACTGCACGTACTTCACTAGGACTAGGTTCTGCTGCAGTATTAACAGCAGGTACATCAGCTAATAATGCAGTACAGCTAGATGGTTCTGCTAGACTACCGGGCGTAGATGGCTCTCAGTTGACTAATCTACCAGCAACAGGTGCATCTGCTGGCTTCGCAGTGGCTATGGCGATTGCACTTTAGCACTTGACAAATGCATAAAAGTATGGTATAATTATACTTATCTTAATTAGGAGATGAAATGGCACAGGATTTTGAAAGAAACATTGCAAGGAATGTTGGTACAAGTGAAGTAGCTTTACGTACTGCTAACTCCGATGATGCTCTTATTGGTATTAATATTGCTAATGTTACAACTACCCAAATCTTAATGGATGTATACATCACTGGTGCAGGTGGCACTGATGATTATTTTATTATTAAGGATGCTCCCATTCCAGTAGGTTCAGCCCTGCAAGTCTTGGATGGTGGTGCAAAAGTTGTAATGCAATCTGGCGATATACTCAACGTAAAGAGTGATACTGCATCAAGCGCAGATGTTTGGGTTTCCGTAGTCGATACTATTAGTTCATAAGGAATAGATAATGCCGTATATTGGTCAAAAAGTTCCGGGTAGTTATCAAGCCACTAAAGCAGTACAACGCTTTAATGGTGACGGTAGCGATACCACATTTACACTGACTACTACAGTATCTTCTGTGCAAGATGTGCTGGTGTCAGTTGATGGTGTTGTACAAGACACTGCCGCCTACACTATTCCTGATGGCACTACATTAACATTTACTGCCGCCCCTTCCTCTGGCACAGGTAATATCTTTGTGAATTACCTTGCCCCACAAGCGGGTACGATTACACCAGCCGCTGAGAACAAAGGCAACTTTAAGGCAGGTGGCCTATTCCGTACCAACGCACAATCCCTTACAGCAAATACAACCATCCTTGCTACAGAAAACGCCAATGTTACTGGTCCGTTTACTGTGGCTAGTGGTGTTACATTAACCGTTGAAAGCGGTGGGACATTGGTGACGCTATGAGTACATTAAAGGCAGATACCATTCAGAGTA